ACGGGCGATTTCCTCGCCGAGCGCCCCAGAATTAAGACAATTATCGAAAACGTTTGCGCGCATTATAAGCAGCCCATTTCACTTATGCTCTCGCGCGTGCGCACCGGAGAAATCTCCAAGGTCCGTCAAATCGCGATGTTTCTTTGTCGCACGCTAACAGATTATGGCTACGAGGTTATCGGGAACGCTTTCCAGCGCGATCACGGCACGGTCATTTCAGCGTGCGCCTCGATTGAGTCGCGCCTTGAGACTCGCCTTGCGTTCAAGGATGAACTAGCTGCCGTTGAGGCCGCGTGCGTCGCTGCACTCAAATCAAACGTGATTCCTATGCAGATTTCCGCCTAATGCCCACCCCTCCGCAGCTCATCCGCGAACTCATCGCTAGGTTTATCGACTACCAGAACCACTTGGCGTTTTCGGGTGAGCCTTACTGCGTCTTGCAAGTCCACGCCGACGATCAACGCAAAGTCGTGGGAAAAGCCGGAACGCACATTCAGGCCTTGCAGCATTTGTTAGGCGAAATGGGCCGAGCCAACGGACGCGGTTATTCGCTTCGACTCGTTGAACCTGAACCCGCGCCCATCCGCGAGCAATGCCGACCCGTCGTTACGGCAACTTACGACGTTCGCCGCGCGCAGGCACTCATTCAGGCTTTCGTCATCGCTCTGGGATGCCCGCAAACTATCGTCGCTTGCGATTCTAGGCCGTTTGAAGGCCCTGTAGGTGCGCTCGCCTATACTTTTGTCTTTCACGTCGCAAATGAGCGGGAATACGACCGGCTGACCGTTCCGCACCCGACCGACGCCAAAAACCGCACGCTTGTTGCTTCACTGGGCACGCTCTTTCGCGCCATTGCGCGCAAGGATGGCGTGGATTTCGACATCCTCGTGCCGCGCGTTTAACGTTGACATAACCCATCGCTAGGTTAATTGATTTCATATGACCGACTCAAATCAATCCACAAACCCAGCGCTAGGTTATGCCTCAATGGTTTCTTCCGAAGTTGCGCAAGCTTGCGCATTTGGCGGAAATAAACATTACGCGCCTTCAGTTCAAAACGGCAAAAATCCTCATGCCGTCGCCCTCGGCTCAATGACTTCTGATGCCAAAAAATCATCGTCGCGCGCCAATGGCGAACAAGGCGGACGGCCCGAGGGTTCGTGATTCTGTTTACTCACGCGTTTCTGTTTGCGCGCGCGTTTTCGTAAAGCCGTTATCGCAAGCCCGGCTTCCACTCCTATTTTTTGGCTTCCGTTTTCTCGTCTTGCCACTGTTTCTCGTGCAATTTGCAAGAAACGGGCAAGCCCGGCCTGCGTGAGGCCGAGCTGCTCGCGGTGGGTTCGGTATTGGTCGGGGGTCATGACTCGACCGCCTTGGCCATCGCCGCTTCGATCAGGGTTTCCGCTTCATCGTCGGCCATCCCCTCGATGCTGGCGCACTGCGCCAGCGCCTTGCGCAGTGCTGCGTGGCCATCGTGGCGGAAATCCGCCACCTGATAGCCGCCGTGCAGGTCGCCGTTGATTTGGTCGCTGGCATTCGACCAATTGGCCGTGACCGAGATTTTGTCGCTACCCCATTTGGTGGTATAAGTGCTCATTTTGATTTTGGTTTTTGAGGGTTTTTATGATGCGTGATTGCATCCGCTACCCTCCCCGAAAAATCGGGGAGGGTAGAAGGGAAATCAAAGAGCGCGGAGATGGGCGAGAGCTTTGCTGCGAGCCTCGGCCATTTCGCCGGCGGTGCTTGCGCCGCACGCAGCGTAGAGCGCGTCGGTCATTACCTCGTCCCAGTTGCCAGCGGCCATATCGGCGCGGGCTTCTGCGGAGGCGTTTTTGACGTGTGAGAGGATGGCTTCGGTATTCATTTTGATTTTGGTTTGATTTTTGATTTTTGCTGATCTTTTCACACGGCTTCCACGAGCAGGAGGCGGAACTCGCTGCCGTCTTCCGTCGTGCCCCACACGTCTTCTTGGCGGCGGCCATCTTCCGTCCTGTTTTCGTCGGTGGAGTCGTAGTCTTCGCAGTGCACGTTGACTTCGGCGAGGGCGGCCGAGATTTCGGCGACTTCCACCTTGACGATTTCGTTGTGGGAAGTGCTGCGGGCGATGGCGGAGGCGATATTGTTTTCGGAGGTCATTTTGATTTTGGTTTTGGTTTGATTCGGCGGCGGACGCTGCCGATGTGATGACTGTGATATATTATCACGCGACCGCAAGCTTTATTTTAATTATTTTCAAAATAAATCGCACCATCAAAAACCGAATAAGCTTGACGAACTTTTTTTGCACACCAGATAAAACCTAAAACCTCGGCCCGCAAACGTAAAAACCTCACGTAAAATCACCGCATGATAACAGCCGAAAAAATCCCAGACTACGCAAAAAAACTTGAGCAAATCTTTGAGCTGATTTCCGAGGGAAAATCCATGCGAAAGTCATGTGAGCAACTGCAAATTTCAGGTCGCACTTTCTACGAGCTGATGGACGCGGACAAAAACGGAACACTTGAAAAGCGCTACGCGAGCGCGCGCAAAAAGCAGGCGGCTTGGCATTTTTCGCGGATCGTGGAAATCGCGGACAAAGTGGAGAGCGGAGAGCTTGATCCCAACGCAGGAAGAGTCGCAGCCGACGTGCGCAAGTGGGTAGCGGCTAGACTGCACCCAGTGGAGTTCGGCGAAAAAACGCAGGTGGAAATGAGCGGAAGCGTGGGGCTGACTCATAGCGGATCGGTGACTCTTACGGTGGAGCAGAGGCTGGCGCGGCTGCGAGCGGCGCAGGTGGACGAGGTGCAGTTGCTGCCCTAGGCCTACCGCCGAGAGCGCCGTTTGCGCGGCGTGCGGCGTTTTGCTCGGGAGTGTTGGCCTTGCCGCCCTTGCGGCCTAGGGCGACTGCGGCGGGATTTTTGCGCTTCATAAATGATTGTGCTGCGCGTAGGCCGCTTCTCTGCCGAGCCACACGGCCCGACTTCCGATTGCGTGGCCTTCCCATTTCTTGAGTTCGGGATGCGCGGCGAGATAGGCCAATAAGAGTTCTTGGCGTTTCACCTTGTCGTGGATCACGAGAGCGATTGCTTGCGCACAGGCTTCGGCCTCTTGATTTTTTAGTGGATTCATGTGCAGAAAAAAACCTAAGAGATCAGGTTATGCAAGCACTATTTCGATTATTTTTAAAATAGTTCGATCGTAAATATTCCGCGCTTGCATACGCGAAACGCGCCCGCATGGTGAGGCGCATGACCCTCACGAACGCTCGGCCATTCCCGGACCGGTCGCCGAGACTGTCCGCGCCTTCGCCGGTTGCCAAGCCTGCCGCCAGCGCTTGCGCTCCGATCCTGTGCGCCAAGGCTCGCGGCCTGCCTGCGTCACTCGTGCGATCCCACGGCAAGGGCGCGTTCCTCGCTCGGCTTAAGGCGCTGGCGGCATCGCTTGAGGCGGAAAACGCCAAAATCCGCGCCAAGTGAGCGACGATGCGCAGACGCAGACGCAGCCAGAGGCAGGCGCGGGCAACTTCCTAAGTTTCTGGACGTTCTTCAGCGAGGCCTTCGTGCCGCTGAACAAGATTTCTCTGCCCCTCAAGGCGCTACACAAACAGACGTGCGATGTGTTGCAGGCGGCGGTCCTGAATGAGTTGCCCCCGCATCTCATAGAGGGAGTGGAATATCCCATTCAGTATGTGATTCTCAACATGAGTCCGCGAGTCGGTAAAACCAAGATGTGCGAGGCTTTGCCGTGTTGGCTAGCAGCGTATTTCCCGGATTCTCAGAGTATCTACACGAGTTACTCGCAGACCTTGGTTGAGCGCAGCATACGCTACATCGGCGAAACGATGGCCAAGCCTTGGTATATCGATCTATTCGGGGCGCACATTAAGAACTCGCGGGCGGAGCTGCTGACGACCTACGAGGGCGGGCAAGTCTACGGCGCGGGCACGGGCGCGAGCATTACCGGCTTTGGCGCGGGGCTTAAGCGCAAGGCGGGTGGATTTATCGTCGTTGACGATCCGGCCAAGCCCGACGAGGCGCTATCACAAGTTGAGAGCGCAAACGTGCGGCGTTGGTTTGAGACGACGCTAAAGTCACGCCGAAACTCTGATAAGTATTGCCCTATCATCATTTGCGCGCAGAGGCTGGCAATAGACGATCTGTGCGGGTATGTGCTGGAAACATACCCAAAGGAGACGCTGCACATCAAATTCCCGGCGATGGTTGACGGGGAGAGTGTTATTCCCGAGACGATCAGCACCGCGACGCTGACTAGCATGGAGGCGACGCGCACCGGGCGATTCGTGCTCGCGTCGCAATACATGCAGGAGCCGGTGGCGGCGGGCGGTAATTTAATTCCGATTGACTCGTTTTATCGCTTTGACCCTGCGACGTATATCAAATTCGACAAGCGGATTATCACGGTGGACACGGCTTTAAAAACCAAGCAGGCAAACGACTACTCGTGCTTTCAATTGTGGGGGCGCGCGAACAAGCGCGCATACCTATGTGATCAGATGTGGGGCAAGTGGGAATCGCCCGACCTATACGAAAACGCAAAGACATTTTGGGAGAAGCACGGGAGCACCGAGGGCCAACCTCGACCTCGCATGATCATTGAAGAGAAGGCTGCGGGGACTCCGCTGCTTCAGCAGTTGCGGCGCGCCGGTGTGCCGGCGGAAGGGATTGAGAGAAACATCGACAAGGTGCAGCGCGTGCAGTCGGTATTGCAATTTATCGAGGCCGGTTTGGTCTATCTCCCCAAGGATGGCTCAACGCCGTGGATTGCGGGCACGCTAACCGAGTTTGCCCAATTCAGCGCGGACGGCACGGCGACGCATGACGACCGCGTGGACACGATGGTGGACGGCGTAGAGCACTTGCTGGGCAAGACGCTCAGCTCTTTTGACGTGCTTTTCTCGAAGAAGCCTGCGACGTAAATAGTGCGAATTTAATTTAATTTCGATTGACGCGCGCCACGCAAAGCGCACGCTGCGCACGCATGAAAATCACTAAATCACGAAACGTTGCGTCGCGCAAAGCGCGCGTTATGTGGGCGAATTACTACAGGCATCAAGCCCACCCGATTACCCACGCAAGTAAGGGTATCGCCAAGTATAACGCAGAAAGCACCTGCGAAACTATCCGCGTCGCAGTCATCCCACTGGACGACGTCGAGGCGCTGGTGGATCTTGCCAGCCAAGCGATCACATCCGCGCGTGTGAGCGGCGTCTGGATGGGCACGCAATCAGCGGCTCGCGCCGCTCTCGCCGCCATCGGCATACCGTGCAAGCAACGGAGGGCCCGCAAATGAGCACGCCTACGCAACCGACAACGGTCGTTATCCAAATCATCAAAATATTATCACCATGACCACCCACAACCAACCACTCACGCCCGGCGCAACTATTCGCATCGAGAAATGCACATCCCCCTCGGCGTGGTATGCCGAGCGAATCGGGCAAACGCTCAAGATCGAACGCCACGAGATCAATCGCAGTCCGAGTCAAGGCATCCCCGAGGACGTGTATTGGTGCCGCACCGGCGACCGTTGCAACACGCTAAACTACGTTCGCGCTTCCGATGCCACGGCATTGAGTGACACTCACGCCCGCCGCCCCCGACTCTCAACACCTATGAAATCCACGACCACCCCAGACCGCGACGTTGGCTCTAGCGACAGTTCGGCGTGCGACACTCCGAGCAGCAACGCCGCGTGCGCAGCATGGGAATCTGGGGAAGGCGACGGCCCATCGGTGTCGCTTGAGCACGCGCAAAAACTCGAACGCGAACTCACCGCCCTCCGATCCGAAATCAGAGAGGCTAGGCGTTCGTGGCTCGGCGGAGACTACGATCATCTGTCGCTATTTGACGCGCTGGAAAAGTTCCGCGCCGATCAAGACGCCCTCCGTTCCGCCGACGAACCCACTAGTGCCATTTTGGATGAACCTATTGAGTGGTCTTTCTTTGACGAAAAATGGCGCGAGGCGATTGAGGAGTCGTCAGACCTCGCCCGTCTCCGCAGCGAGAACACCCGACTTGCGACGAAGATCACTGCGCAGTCCCACCGTATTAGCTATCTGGAAGGCGCGACTCATCACGCGACGGGAACACCCTTATCAAAAGCCATTCTTCGCGCCGAGAAAGCCGAGGCCCAGCTCGCCGCCGCCGCCGAACGCGAGGCGAAGCTGCGGGAGGCGCTGGTGCCGGTGCATGGTAACAAAACATGAAAGCCGTAAAAAATAAAATTGAATTACGGAAGAGAAACAGTAATTTAAATTATAAATCACTATGAGTGGATATTACAAAATAAGCGAAGAATACGCAATTGAAGTTGAGCGAGAGATATGGCAAAAAGAGCAAGAACGGGAAAAGGTTAAATCGTTTTATTACGAGGTTCATGTGTCCAATCTAACGCAGCACGTTTGGGCTGTTTATGGCGGCATGGTTGATGCCGACGAAACAATTAAAAATGATACTTGTCGCATGGAAAAAAGACTTGACGATACGTTGTCATTGTTAACGCCAGAGCAATTGGAAAAAGTTGTATATAACGCGCATTCCACAGTATCGCGCCAACTTGCCGACTGGTGGGAAAAACGGCTTTCCCAACGCGCAAAAACGTGAAGCCCGATTACTACTGGTGCAGCAATTGCGGACAATTTAACCACGAGGGCGTGGCGTGCGACGGGATTCATGGCGCGCCGTCCGAAATCGAGTGTAATCGGATTCTAGACGGCCTATTTGCCAAGATATATGCGGGGGAAGCGCAAGACGCGGCGCGCGAAGCGCAAAAGCTTGCAAAGCAGTCAAAACCCTAAACTTTACCCCCGAGAATCCGCGTTGGCCCGGCGCGTTAAAAGAGGGCTTCGATTTTTGTTCTTTCCAATTTGGGCGTGTTTTGGATTCGACTCTCAATCCAGTCTTAGCTGCATACCGAGAACGGCGCTGTTACTCGTAACCTGCGCGCCAAACCATAACAGGCATTATCAATACGCTTAAGAGCGCGTTCGGTCGTTCCGAATCGCTTGCCTACGCGGCCTAAAAACCAAACAGGAGTTAGATAACAACGAAAATACAATTGGCGCGGCAAGCTCCGCGATGGTGGAGGTTCATCGGAACCCAAATTAAGTATGTCGAGGCGAAAGGCGAAAGTTGAGAACACGCGGGTTCGACTCCCGCCACGTCCACCAATTTAGGCAATGGTAACTCAATCGGTAGAGTGCGCGCATTGTAGGCGCGATGTTGCAGGTTCGATTCCTGTCCGTTGCTCCATCTTACCTAGGGCGATAGTTGATGCCCTTAAACTCGCCGCCTAACCGCTGCGGGTTTTATTTTGCTTGCATCGCACGAATCGGCCTACATCGTGTCGCTATTCCGAACGGATGCAACTGTGAGGAAACTCACGGCGTCCGTTCGTTAGAACCCGCCTAGCTTGCATCCCTAGGCGGGTTTTTCCGTTTCTACCCGACGACATCACGAGAAACGAGTTGGGCCTGACGTTGCATTCGTGCAAGCGCAGGACATCGGTAGCGGGGAGCGTTGAACGCCTCAAATCCAACCCCGCATAATGATGCATCGTCGCAAAACGAGTGAGCGCCTTTAAGGCACCCGTGTTACTTGGCAACCGAGCGGACTACAAAACTGGCAACTCAACTTCCTAGTCCGGAGCGCCACGCTTCAACGTAGCTTATCCCCGCAAGGGGGTGAGCTATGGACTCACTGAAACCTGAGCCGTAACGCCTAGCTCCAATTGCGTTGACAAAGCGAAACTCAGCGCAAACTTGAACCCCAATAAATGCCAGTCGGAGAATTTGACCGAGCCATCACGATTGACACGACGCCGCGCAGCAAAGTGCAGCACAGTTACGAGGGACTAACGCAAGGACTAAGCGCAGGGATTTTCCCCGGTTCGTATCAGCAAGGGACGGACCCACTGAGCCAGCCGGGGGTTTTCGTCAATGCGACGAATTTCAACCCGTTCACGTTGCAGCGCCTTCCGCTGACTTTCGGCTATATGAATTTGGGCGTCGCGCAGACGTTAATTGACCAGCCCGTTGACGACGCATTTCGCGGCGGCCTAATCATTAAAATCCCAGAGTGGGACGAAGTGGAATTGGCGAAGTTGCACAAGACGATGAAGCGTCAGCGCGACATTCACGCGATTAAGCAGGCGATCAAATGGGCGCGGCTTTTTGGCGGTGGCGGTCTTGTGGTAAACACGGACCAAGATCCGATGAGTCCGCTGACTGCTGTTAGCGAGGGCGAGAGGCTGGAATTCATTGCAGTTGATCGCTGGGAGCTGACGGTGAATCGCGTGGACACGGCAGGCTACGCCATGCCCGTGCCCTACATGTATTACTCAATGGCGCTCGATTACTCGCGCGTGCTGCGTATGCTGGGGCGTGAGGCTCCGAGCGTAGTGCGCCAGCGTTTGCAAGGCTGGGGCATGAGCGAGCTTGAGCGATGCCTGCGGGACATTCAGGCGTTCTATCGTCTGCAAAGCGTGATTTTCGAGTTGGTAGATCAGGCGAAAATCGACGTTTACAATCTCCAAGGGCTTAACGACCTGCTCTCAACCGAGACTGGCACGCAAGCCGCGATTGCCCGCGTGCAAGTGGCGAACATGATTAAGAGCTACAAGGCTGCAATCATCTTGGACAAGGAGGACGAGTATGAACAGAAGGTGCAGACCTTCGGCGGACTCGCGGACATCTGGGAGCAGGCGTGCAATAACTTGGCGGCGGCGACGCGGATCCCGGTAAATAAACTTTTCGGGCAATCTTCCACGGGCTTTTCGTCCGGTGAAGACGCGATGGAGAATTACAATGCGCTCGTAGAGTCCGACGTGCGCGAGCCTGCGTTGCCCATGATTGACGAGTTGGTTGCGCTGCGTTGCCAGCAGCAGGCGGGCTACGTGCCAGACTTCACGGTTTCGTTTCAGCCGTTGCGCATTGCTGACCCCGTGGAGGAAGAGGCCATCAAGACGAGCAAACAGAATCGCATCATTCAGCTTCGTCAGGCTGACCAGATCACGGGCAAAGAAGCCGATGAAATCCTAAAGAAGGACGAACTTCTTTCAATTGAAACCGAGGTTGGAAACGGCACGCGCGAACCGCAAGCCATGTGGCAAGACGCGTCCGGCGAGGGTCAGGACGGCGACGGCGAAAAGGGCAAAGACGGAAAAGCCAAGCCCAAGAAAAAGCCCGCCGCCGCAGAGCATTCTTTTGAGGCTCAACGCGAGAAATACGAGTGGCTGCAAGCTCAGGCCAAAAGCGGAAGTTTTCGCCGTTGGTTCTCAAGAAAAGTTGACAAGGGGCAAGGCGCTGGCGTCGTTGGTTAGGGGTTTACCGAATTGAAAGAAATCACTCTCAAGCCCATAATCCATCACGACGAATACAGCGCGCTACTTGAAAAGCCGATCAATGACTATTTCGCGGAGGCCATCTTTGAGCCGTTGCTTGACGTGGTGCGTGAAGCGGGAATCAAGCCGAATGAAAAAGACCAAGCCAAACACGCCTGCGAAAGCCCCGTTAAAAAAGCCTTGCGAGACGGCGCAATTTACTACGCCGCGAGTCAGGGCATGTTCACGGGCAAATTCACGGCCCCCGTATCGCGCGAACTTCGCGGCTATGGAGCAGTTTATTCGGGCGGAGTTTTCCGGTTAAAGCCCGAAGACGTTCCGCTTGAAATAAAGGCGGCTACCGTTCAAAGCGAGGCCGCATCCCGAGAAGTGCATTTGCGCGTCTTAGATGTGCTGGATGAAATGACGCGCAACCTTCCGCAAGCTCAGACCGGCGTGAAAATGGACAAGCCGATTGAGAAGCTGACGGCGGCACTAGACAAGCAACTGTCCAAGAGCTTTGACGGCGTTCCAAAAAAAACGATGCCAGCTCCCGCGCCCATTAGGCCGGAAAATGTTGAGGCGACGGCAAAATCCGTAGAATCCAATTTAGAAATATCTCTAAAGGATTTCTCGCTCAAACAAATCAAAATCTTACGTGAAAAAATCCTCGAAAACCTGCGAAACGGTGGTCGTTCCGACCGCCTCGGAAAAATCATTGAAGCCCGTTATGGAATCGCAAAACGATACGCCGCAGCCCGCGCAGAACACGAAGCCGCTCTTCTCATCGCAAAATACCGTGAGCAACGCTACCGCGCGATGGGCATTCAGTCCTATATCTGGGAAACCCAACACGACGAACGCGTCCGCCATACCCACCGGATTCTTGACCAGACAAGGCAATTGTGGGACGCGCCGCCGGTAACAAATTCTAACGGAGATAGGAATAATCCGGGTGAGGATTTTAACTGTAGGTGCGTCAGCCGTGGAATATTAAAGCTTGCATTATCGCAAATACATCCCAACTGATATTAAAAACTAAGTGCCAGCGACGCTAGAAGCGCCGACCTCACAAGCAAATATCGTCCAAGGTGAGGCGCTTGTTGCGCACGAGCAGGAATGGGGGCGCAAGTTTCGTGCTCGGCTCATGGAGCCGGGCATTATGTCTTACGAGGATTTGAAGGCCGGACGTGCCTTGGTCCGCAAAGAGACGATGGACAAATATGTTCAGACTTTCGTGGGCCGTCCGCTCGTCATTAAGCACGACGCGCTCAGTCACGAAACCGGCGAAGTCGTTGGAACTCCCACTCCTCAGAATTTGAAGGAAGTCGCGGTCGGCTATATTTCCGACGTGAAGCTGGATGACGACGGTTGGTATTACGCCGAGGGCGTTTGCCATGACGATCAGGCCAAGGAACTCATCAAAAAGGGGTGGCGCGTTTCGTGTGCGTATTCCGCGACGCGCGGACCCGGTGGCGTAAAGAACGGCATCCCTTACACGCACGAATGGACTTCGTTCAATGGCGAGCACTTGGCGCTCGTTCAGAAACCACGCTACGAAGACGCGACGATCGTTTTGCACAGCAAACCCAATTCTATGATTAAATTCAAATGGTTTAAGAAACTCGCGGCGGCGGTTGAAAGCGTCACCGCTCCCGCTGCACCCGCAGTTGTCGCCGCCACCGTTCCCGCCGTTGTCGTTGAACACTCTGCCGAAGAAATCGAAGGCGATACGCTCGTTGAAATCGGCGACAGGAAAGTGCCACTTTCCGAAGTCATCGCCGGTTACTCCGCGTCGCTTGTTGAGCACGCTGAGATGGACGCCGAGGACGAGATCGAAATCGAAAACGGCAAGAAAGTGAAGATGCACTCCCTCAAAGGCTGCTGGGTTGCTCACGGCGCGGCCTACGAACAGGCGCTCCTCGGCAAGACCAATGAAAAGACCGGCGACCTTGAAAAGATTCAGGCCGACGGCGGTCAGTCTGGCATCAAAGAAGGCGCGATGCATGCCAAAGGCCCGCGCGTCGTAAAGCTCAAGCCCTTTGAGCAGATTCGCCATGCTCAGGAAATCGCGGCTGAAAAGCACAAGCGCTCGCTCTCCATTCATTCCAACAGCCCGGAAGAGTGCCACGCCCGCGCCGCTGAACGCTTCAAAGGCGTTCCGTCCTATCGCAGCGCAGGCAAAAACTAATCTCAGAACCCAACGCAACCAACTAAAACTCTCCAAGGAGAAAATATAACATGTCTGAAGTCCTAAATCTGACGCAGTTCACGATTACTAACGTGCTGGGCGCGCTTACTCGCGGCCCGCAACCCGGCACCTTTAGTGCCCGCATCCTCCCGACCTCCGTTGCAACCGGCATTCAGGTCGCCTCCCCTGTCAAGCTCGTAGCATCGGCGAACACGGGCGAGATCGTGGTGGATATCGCTACGGAAGGCACCGACCTCCCGTTCGGCGTCATCAACTACAACACCAAGAAAAATACCTACGTCGCGGGCGACATGGTGGAAATTTCCACGGGTGGCAATATCATCTTTCTTGAGTCCACCGCGGCAATTGTGCGCGGCTCCAAAGTTTCGTCTGGCAACACCTCCGCAGTCGGCGGCGGTCCCGGCGTTACGACCAACGCCACCAGCGGGCAGAACGTGCTCGGCATTGCGTTGACGCAAGTTGCCGCAGCGCAGCAGCTCGTTGCGATTCGCATCTTTACCGCGCTCAATCCGTAATTCTTCGCGCAACCCATAACACTCTAAAAAATAACTAACATGCCACTGCAAACGGTTGAACTTATTCAGAACGGTTTCGAGGCCGACGGCGTAACTCCAAAGACGGAGCCGCGTTTCCTTCGCAACACCTCGGGGCTTACGATCCTCGACAGCAACAATCAGCTCATCAGTCACGGTTTTGGCGACGTTGCCGACGCTTCGCTCGGTGCGCAGCGCGTCACCGACACGCTGACCTTCATTCGCCAGAAAGTCATCAAGCAGACCTTCTACGAGGTCAATTTGCTGGACTACGCTTCCGTTCAATACGGCGAAGGCGCTTGGATGCAGTCCCTCCTGCAATATAAGGAATACTCCACGAGCGACGATTTCGAATCCGGTAACGTAAACATGGGCGGCAATGACGACCGCATGGCCGCGAGCAGCGCCGCTCTGTCTAGCCAGACGATTCCGCTTCGCAATTACATCCGCTCTATCAATTGGACTACCATCGAGCTTCAGCAGGCGCTCATGGCTAATAACTGGGATGTTGTCGCCGCCAAGCTCCGCGCCAAGGCTAAGGCTTGGCAGCTCGGCATTCAGTCCACGTTCTTCCTCGGTTCCAAGACTGAGCCGACCGTCATCGGCGGTTTGCTGAACAATACCGGCTACGCGATCAATACCTCGCGTATCACCAAGCTGATTAACACCATGACGGCGACTGAGTTTCAGGCGTTTGTCGCTGGCGTGATTCAGGACTATCAGGCGAACGTTCAGTATAACGTTTACCCTGATACCTTCGTCATTCCTTCGGATGACTGGAACGGTCTCGCCACCGCGACCTCTTCCAGCTTCCCGATTGGCAGCATGATGACTTATCTGGAAAATGCGTTTAAGGCCATCTGCGGTCCTAACTTCCGCATCTTGCCAAGCGCCTACGGCGTGCCGGCAAACAACACGGCCTACGGCGTGAACAAGCATCTCTACTTGCTCTATCGCCGTGACCCAGATGACGGCTACATGGCTGTTCCCGTTGACCTTCAGACGATGGCCCCCGGCACCAGCGACAACTTCCATTACATTACGGTAGCCGCCGGTCAGTATTCGGGCTTCACCGTCCTGAACAACCTCCGCTATCTGGCCTTCCAGTTCTAAGCGTTTTACGATCTTACGGAGCAGAGGGTTTAGTGATTTTCTCTCTCGGCTCGCCGGATAAACGTAACCGGCACTCTTTTCTCAACCGTTTCACTACCTCCCATGAAGCTATTCAATCAAGGCGCACAGACCTTTAAGCACGATTACACTCACCCGACTACGGGCGAAGTTAAGCAATACGTCAGCAATCCTAACCGCTACGTTGACGTTCCTGACGACCTCGGAGAAAAATGGCTTAAAAGCTATCCGCAGTATTTCGTCACGGACGAAGAGGCCAAGACTCGCGCCGCCGCATCGCGTCACGAAATTGACGTGCGCGACAAGCGGATTGCTGAACTTGAAGCCAAGCTCGCACTCGCTGAAAAGACGTTGGACGCACTCAGCAAAGACAAGCTCAACGAAGCACTCGCGGTTGTGCCTGCGCACTCCGCAATCGTCTCCGAGGCCGTAGCAAATGCCAAACGCGGCCCCGGACGGCCCCCTCTCGCTAAAGTTGCCTAATGGCCTACGCATACCCAACGATTGACGACTTCAAGGGGCAATTCTTCCGTGATTTCCCCTATGCCGTTCCCGCTTATGGCGCGACGGCTGTTGCCGTTGTCGTTGCTGGCGTAGTCACGGCGCTGACGCCGATTGGGCAGGGATTCAACTATAACGCGGTTCCGACCGTTGCCATTGCGTCCCCACCTGCGGGCGGAACGCAAGCAACGGCGACCGCGACTCTTTTGACGGGCGGCAGCGGGCAGGTGTCCGCCTACACGATCACGGCGGGGGGCAATGGTTACGGCGTGGTTCCGCCACTAGTCACCGTCACGCCAGCGCCGACGGATGGCGACAACACCGATCTAAAGCTCGTCACTGACCGCGATATTGCCAGCGCGCAGGTCATGGCGAAACAGCAAGTTGCTCAGGCGCTTTTCGGCGTTCAGGGCGATTTTACTTATGCAGCCAACTTGCTCGCCGCGCACTACCTTTGCACCAACATCTTCGCGTCCTCGCAAGGTCTCGGCGGAGCCGCTGAATGGCTCACGGCGAGCAAGACGGTGGGAGATGTTGCGCAGACGTTCAACATTCCTGACCGTATCACTAAAAGCCCTTACTTTTCGCTTTTGAGCAAAACGACCTACGGCGCGCAGTATCTTTCGCTCGTGGCGGTTCAGTCGGTTGCGAATGTGCGCGTGGTGGCGGGCGGCGGTTGGTCTTACGGCTGGGGTTATCTGGGCGGCGGAATCTGCTAAAATGAGCCGGACGACCTACGATAACAAGGCCCTCACTAAATTAACCAAACAGCTGGAAAAACTTTCCAAGACATCGATTCAGGTCGGAATTTTTTCAGATAGGGCCACGCGGCGCGGGACGTCCGGCGTGGACAATCCAACTCTCGGAGCGAAGCATGAGTTTGGAGTGGGCGTAAAGCCGCGCTCTTGGCTCCGTATGCCGCTTGGTCCTCGCTTCAAACGCCGATTGGATGCAATGGGTTCAGGTCAATTTATTGAGGCACTTGCCGAGGATGGCCCAAAAGGCGTCACCGATTTGATTTCCGCCGAGGCGGAGTCGCAAATCCAAGACGCCTTTGATTCGGGCGGATTCGGCGCATGGCCCAAATGGGAACCCGGCTACACCAACGCGACCGGGCGAATTCTTGACGACACCTCGCAAATGCGCAACGCGGTTTCCTCGCGCATTGTGTCGGGCGGAGGTGCCGCATGAGTGCCCCGGCTCTTTACGCTCAAGTGGGCATCGTAAACGCGAACAAGCGCAACGTGCCGGATTCGTTTGGGCCCGTGCCAATGCGGAGCGCGCTTCTTGGCCTATTCCGTGCGATTTCCCTGACGATTGTGACGAAGGTTAAAGTCGGCATGGATTGGACCGAATTAAGCCGCGATTTCATTGCGCAAGGCGTAGTCCAGCAGCTCGGAGACGAAGCCCTCGAAATCCTGCCCGAGGGTCAGCGTTCGTGGCAATGGAAGATGATTCACTGCACCCCCGACCTCGTTCTCCGCACGGACGATCACATCATCTACAAGGGAGTGCGTTACGACGTGATGGATAAGCGAGATTTCGCGGACTACGGATACGTCAAATACATGATCGTAAATAAATACACCGATGCTCCCGGCGCATGATTACGATACGGCAACGGTTGTCGCGGAACTCATTTTACAGCCTGAACTCGGCTTGGACGATGACCATTGCAACATCTACAATCAGAAATATCGCATCCCGGCGGATGACGGGCTTTTTGTCGTTGTTTCAATCATCGGCTCAACGCCTTTCGGTGTTGCGTCAAAGTGGGTCAATCGGCCCGATTCAAACGAGCTTATTGAGCAGCAAGGATGCAACGTTGTTGAGATGCTG